TAGTTTATTTGATATGCAATATATAGATGGTAGGCTTAGAGAATCTTTAGAGGATGTTCAAGCAATCTTAACAAGGGAGATGTTAAATGAGGCCAAGAGAAGTATTGATAAGACTTGAGTTTGAAAGTGTGCATGATATTAATAGTTATACTGTTGAAAATGAGTTGACAGAAGCAATACAATCTGGTAATCTAGATTGGTGGATTGAGAACCCCACTATAGGAGGAGAGGAAGAATGACAGATGAAAAGATTGAAGACCTTATTAAAAAGCATGTACCTAATGTTGCATGGGCTAAAGTTGTTTTGTCCGAGGCGGGAGGAGTTGTAGTTAATATAGAATTTAAAGAAGAGAGGGAGCAAATAAATGAAAGTCAATATACCCATTGAGTTGAACGAAGAGGAGAGAAAAACTTTAGGTACTGCATTAACAGGTAAAGTGAAAGCTATTACAAGAAAAGAAGTAGTGTCTTTGGTTGATCAATTACTCCATCATCTAGCTAATAGGGAGTACAATGGTGTTGATGGTAGTATAGGGTGGACTCTGAACTTCTATCCTAAGAGCTTGATAATTAAGGATAAAAAATAGTTGACTTACTAATTGTATGAGTATATAATAATAAGATGAGTGAAAAAAGATATAAACAAATTAGAAGAAAGAGAAAAGAACTACAAGTAGAGTGGTTGAAAACATTAGTAACAGATGAAGAGGCTAAGAAAGTATCTATAAAAGATATAGAAACTTTAGTACCTCAAAGAGATTATGTAATGAAGAATCACACAACTTATCATTCTTTTATGACTAACAAATGGATTGAGAAGTATCTTAAAAAGTATCCTGAGATAAACTCATTCGCAGAACTAGAAGAACTTTATAACATTCAAAGGAATACACATGGTGGACAAAGAGTATTTAGTGGAGGTAACGCTCCAGTCATATGATGAGGAAGAAGAAAAGTCTCAGTTAAAAACTTGGGCAAACAATGTTGCAGGTGCTATATATAATATGATACAATTAGAATCTGTATATAATATTCATAGCATTGAAGAAGTTGATGCTGATACTGTTTGGGATTTTAATGATAGCGACCTTCAGCTTGAAGTTATAAGAGAAATGATTGCTACTAAAGGTACTGGCATCATTAAAAACCTTGATAAGGTAGATGATTATGGAAATTACATAGGTAAACTAGGAGATGATTAATGGAAAATGAATACACAACAAATGATACAGAAACTTTAGAGGATGAAATGTTTGCTTCACTTGAAAAATATTTTCAGAGTCAGATAGAAAAGCATGTCATCAATGTAAAAGTATTAATGAAAGAAAGAGTAGGAGTAGCAGAGCATCCAGATATTATGTTGACTATTGAAGGAGAGCTTGAGAAGATAGCTGGATATTCAGATAAGTTAGATGCATTAGGATTAATAACATGATTAGCATGAGTTCTCCTAAAGTATTAGGTTATCATAAACATTGTGCTACTTGTAAAGGGCCAAAGGTAGATGTAATACAAACAGGTTATTATTATTGCGCTACTTGTTGGATGGATAAGTATGGAAAGGTATTAAAACAAGGGAGAAGAAAATATGGATAAGAAAACTATAATAGCAAGTATCTGTTGTTCTCTAGTTATTACAGGAATAACAGCATTTATGGTACACAGTAACTTAACTGAAGATATAAACTTAATTGGTAGAAGTGCGCAAGCTAGAACCGCTAGGTTAGAAAGAGATACCGAAGAAAGTTTATCCAGTTATCAAAGCGGTATTGAAGATAATTATTTAAACATATCAAATAGTTATGAGTACATAGATACTGTTAGGAATGGTATACAAAACGACATGAGTATCCTTAGAGCTGAGATGAATAGGATACAAGAGAGTTTAAATAATAGCTTTGCTGACCTAAGTGCAAGTGTTAATGCAGGACAGACAGCTACTATTGAAACACAAGCAAGACTTGGTAATATTGCAGAAGATCTGTATCAATTAAGTATGAGGATTGATGAGTTAGAGCAAGAGCCTGTTGTTGAACAGGAAGTAGCTGAACCTGTTGCACAGGCAACTTGTCCTAATCCTTTAAATAGAGCAGAGCAAGTGCCAATATTACAAAGAGCTATTAATAGTAGTAGACTTAGAGGAGATCACAATGTTTTAGTTGTGTTTGATATTAATAATCTAGGCTCTACTGTTATTGATAGTGTTACATCTGAGACTGCTAATTCAAGTTTAAGAAGATCAGTTGAAAGATATGTGCAAGGGTTGATGTTTATAGAGTCAAGAAAAGGCTTTACAAATTGTCAAATGAATGTTAAACTATCTGTTTAATAAACCAAGGAGGAAAAAGTAATGGCAATATTAGAAGGAACTGCGTATTGGGCAAGTATTAAGACACCTAATACAAAGTTTACACCTACATATAGTATTGATTTAGTTGTTGATAAAGATACTGCAAATGAGTTTGCATCTAGAGGTCATAAGCTAAAGCAAGAGTATCCTGAAGGGCCTGCCTTAGTTATCAGGCGTAAAGTAACTGATTACAAAGGAAGACCTAATGCTATACCTAGACTGTATGATCAAAATAAACAAGAGGTTAATCTTGCTGTAGGCAATGGCTCTACAGTTAAGGTTCAGTATGATGAGTATCATGGTTCAAATGATTATGGTGATTATCATGGACTAGATCTTAAAGCTGTACAGATTCTTAAACTAGTAGAGTATAATACTAGTGGCGAAGATGGTAGCGAATTTTTTGAAGATGGTGAGGAGTTTTAATATGATTGTATCTATTAAAAATAAAGAGGGCGAAGTTCTTGATTATGATATTAGTAAAATTGAGGACAAGTCTGTTAAAATAAATGCTAGTGTAGGTATTCAGAAAGTAGGAACACTTGAAGTAGTTAATGAAGCTTTAAGATTTGCTATTGATGGACACCGAGTTAGTCTTGAGAAGCTACTACAAAATTCCCCTGAAGCAGTAGTAGTTAATGATGAGTCAGAAGCTGATAAAGCAGAAGACTAATCCCCTGTTGCAGTCTAGGCTAGAGCTTTTTCTGACTTCTAACTCTAGTCTAGATTGTGACTTAATATTATGATGGAGATCATTATGTACAAGCATGAACAGTCAAAGTTTAAAGACTATCATTTACCTTGTCCTGCGTGTCCAAGCTCGGATGCTCTTTCAATTAATGAAGATGGTTCAGGTAAATGTTTTAGTTGTATGGGTTTCTTTACAGCTAAAGACCTTGAAAATTATGAGTATAATAATAAACCAAACGAGGTAACTTCTTTTATCAAACCTATTAATAAGTATATAGACTTGCCGGGGTCTATTAACCCATTGATTGATAGAGGTATTAGTGAAGATGTAGCTAGTAAGTATGGTGTTAAATCAGAAATAAATAAAGAAGGAGAAATAAGAAAACACTTTTATCCTTACTATAAAAATAGAAAACTAGTCGCATATAAAGAAAGATATCTTACAAATACTGATAAGAAAAAAGGGTATCGCTGGAAATCTTCACTAGAGAACCAACAAATTCCTAATGATCTTGAGTTATTTGGAGAACATCTTTTTAAAGTAGGTGGAAAATGTTTAACCATAACTGAAGGTGAGTGTGATGCTATGGCTACATACCAAATGTTAAAGCAAAATAATATTTATTCTGATGCTACTGTATCTATTAAAGGAGGAGCAGGTAATGCACTTAATCATTTAAAAGAAAGAAGTGAATATATTAGTACTTATGATTCAATAGTTCTTTGCTTTGATAATGATAAGGCAGGTATAGAAGCATCTACAAAAGTAGCGGAAGGTCTTCCTAGTCTTTCAGGAAAAATTAAAATAATGGCACTTCCAAAGGGATACAAAGATGCTAATCAAATGTTACAAGATAATAAGTATTCAGAATTTAAAGATTCTTGGTGGGATGCAAAAGTATACACACCTTCAAATCTTTTAGAGTTGTCTAGTCAGAAAGATCAATGGCTTCATAGAAAAGAAGTTGATAGTGTACCTTATCCTTGGGAGGGATTACAATCTAAACTATTAGGTATGCGTAAAGGTGAATTGATTACTTTAACTGGGGGTACAGGACTTGGTAAGTCTTCGGTGACTAGAGAGTTAGAACATCACTTAATTACAACTACTGAAGATAGAGTAGGTATCATTGCACTAGAAGAAAATTGGAGAAGAACAGCCGATGGTATTGTATCTATTCATGCTAATAAAAAGTTATATTTAAAAGAGGTGCGTGAAAAGTTATCAGTTGAACAAAGAGAAGAATTATTTAACGAAGTTATAAAACCAAATAAAGTTTATATTCATGCTCATCTAGGAGCAACAGATATTGAACAAGTATTTTCTAAATTAGAACAGCTTATTGTAAGTTACTCTTGTGATTGGATTATATTTGATCACTTACATATGTTAGTAAACATTTTAACAGAGGGAGATGAGAGACGAGGTATTGATACTATTATGCATAGACTAAGAAGTTTAGTTGAAGCAACTGGTGTAGGCATGATACTTGTTTCTCATTTAAGGAGAGCGCAAGGTGATACAGGACATGAAAAAGGTATTGAGGTTTCACTTAGTCACTTGAAAGGTTCTCAAGGCATAGCACAACTATCTGATTGTGTGATAGCACTAGAAAGAAATCAACAAGCATTAAATCCTGAAGAAGCTAATACAACACATGTTAGAGTATTAAAGTCTAGGTATACTGGAGATACTGGGTTAGCTTGTTCATTAATTTATGATAGTAAAACTGGAAGACTAAAGTATTCTGATTTAAAGGTAGATGCTAATGAGTTCTAAAATAATATTTGATATAGAAGCTGATGGATTAATTCGTGAAAGTAAAACTAAAGTTTGGGATGAAGATTTAAAAAAGAATGTTGAAAAGATTCTACCTAAACTAACAAGAGTGTGGTGTATCGTAGCTAAAGATATTGAAAGTGGTACAGTTTATAAGTTTCCTCCTTCTAAATTAAAAGAAGGTGTTGCTTTTCTCCATCAAGCAGAAACTTTAATTGGTCACAACATCATTGGCTATGATATACCTGTCTTAGAAAAGCTATATGATTTTGATTTTAAAGGAAAAATTGAAGATACTTTAGTGATGTCAAGACTGTTTAATCCTGTTAGAGAGAATGGTCATAGTTTAGAAACTTGGGGATACAGAGTTGGTTGTCCTAAACTAGAACAGCCTACTTTATTTTCAGAGTACACCGAAGAGATGCTAACTTATTGTGTTGGAGATGTTAATCTAAATCATAAAGTTTATGATGCATTAAAACAAGAACAACAAGGCTTTAGTCAACAATCATTGGAATTAGAACAAGATGTTGCTAGGATAATGAAGGAACAAGAAGACAATGGTTTTAGTTTAGATGAAGAGTACACTAACTTATTATTAGATAAATTAACTATCAGAAAAAATGAAGTAGAAAAGGAAGTACAGAATACATTTAAACCAATAATGGTAGATGATAAAGTGGTGACACCTAAATTTAAAAAGGATGGTACTTTATCTAAGTCACCTGCATTATCAGAAGAAGAAATTATTAAATGTAAACAAAACAATTACAAACCTTTTATGAGAAAGAAACTACAACAATTTAATCTTGGCAGTAGAAAACAAATAGGAGAAAGACTTTTAGAGTTTGGTTGGAAGCCTAAAAGATTTACACCTACTGGTCAGCCTATTGTAGATGAACCAACACTTAGTAAGGTTAAACATGTTAAGGAAGCTTCTTTGATTGCAGAATTTTTATTGCTACAAAAAAGAACATCTCAACTTGTTTCATGGCTAAAAGATTTACAAATAGAAGGAAGATTTAAAGATGAAGGTAAAGAAAAGTATAATAAAAAAAGTAGAGTACATGGGTTTGTTATTCCTAATGGTGCAGTAACTGGTAGAATGACACATAGATCACCTAACATGGCACAAGTACCAAGCATTCATAAAGAATATGGTGTTGAATGTAGATCATGTTGGACTGTACCAGAAGGATACAAATTGGTTGGAATAGATGCTAGTGGACTAGAGTTAAGAATATTAGCTCACTACATGAAAGACGAGGAGTATAAAAATGAAATTATCAATGGTGATATACACACTACTAATCAGAAACTTGCATCACTTGAATCAAGAGATCAGGCAAAAACTTTCATCTATGCCTTTCTTTACGGAGCGGGAGATGCG